GCCGCCCTGACCGGCACCGCCGCTGCCGCGCATGTCCTCACGGCGGGCGACGTTCAGCTTGGCCTGTGCGGCGATCTGCGCCTCGGTCAGCCTCACGCCTTCCTCCCCCGCGTCGCGGCGAATGCGGGCGGCCTCTTGCTCGATCGCGATCTGTTCGACGGTCAGGTTCCGTTGCCGCTCTTGCTCGGCGATGAACTCGCGCGCGGCCTGCCGGGCTTCCTCGTTGCGGCGGGCCTCATCGGTCTCACCCGCGATTATGTTGGCGCGGCGGTTCGATGCGGGCGTGCGGTCGGCGGGCACGTTGGACGCCTCGGCCTTCAGGTCGCGCACGCGCGCCGACAGCAGATCGACCAGCCCGATCAGCCCGCCGAACTGGCCCTTGATCGCGTCCAGACTGGATTGATTCACGCCCTCGATGCCTTGAACGGTAAGATCCAGGGCAAGCTCCAGGGCCTGCATCCGCTCTGCAAATTCGCCCGCGCTGATCTCGCCCTCTCGGAACTGCCGGACGTTTTCCTGCATCGCCTCGTTGATCTGGGCGATGTCGCGCGCGGCCTGCACCTCGGTGGCCCGGAACAGTTGCGTCGCGAAATCCTCCATCGCCTGCGCCGTGTCGCGGCCTTGGCCTTCCAGCCCGCCCACAGCCTGCGACAGGTTCAGCAGCTCGCGCCGGGCCTCGGCGATCAGCGACAGGTTACCGGAAAGCTGGTTGAACATATCCTCGCCCAGCAGCCCCCGCGCGGCGGCGTCTGATCCGAAAATGTCCGACAGGTCGTCGCGGCGATCCGCGACCTCCTCGATCGCGTCCAGCATGGGTTCGAACGCGTCGGCGGCCCGCACCGCGATGCGCTTGAACCCGGTCTCCAGCGATCGCGTCAGGTCGTCAAAGCGGTCGTCCAGTTCCTCGGCGCGGGTGATCAGGTCGCGGTCGATGACCTGCCCCGCGTCCTCTGCGGATCTCACCATGCGGTCGATCTCGTCCGCGCCCCCGGCGAGGGTCTGTGCCAGCCGGCGGCCGGTATCCCCGAACGCGCCCTGTGCGATGGCGAGCCGTTCCTGATCGCTGCCCGCCCGCTGGATCACATCGGCGATGTCGCGCAAGAGTTGCTCTTGCGACTTCAGCTCGCCGTTCGCATCCTTCAGGTCGATGTTGTATTTCTCGACGAACTTGTTCAGCTCACCCTGACCATTCGCGGCCTCGCCGATGCGCCGGGCGAACCGGCCAAGGGATGCGTTCACCTCGTCCTGCGACACGTTCGCGGACCGGGCGAACCCGCGCTGCACGCCTTGCAGCGTCTCCACGTCGATCGAGACGTCACGGGCAGTCTTGCCCAGCGATGACAGATCCGACACGGCAGTCCGCACGCCCCGCGAGAACCCGGCGAACCCCGCCGCCGCCAGCAGGGGCGTGAAAGCGCGCCATGCCCGGCTGACGCCGCCCACAGCTGCAGTGGTGCTTGCGAGGGCGGTGTTGATCCGGCCCGAGGCGCGGCGCATATCGCGCTCCATGCGGCGCGTTGCGCTGCGCGAGTCGCCTTGCAGCTTGCCGTAGGTCTTGGTGCCCCGGCGCTCGGCCTGTTTCATTTTCTTTTCGAAGTCGGAAATCCGGCCCTCAAGCTGGACAAACAAGCGTTCCGTGTCGTCTGCCATTATGGCCTCCTATGCGAGAAACATGTCGTCATCGAACCACGACGCCTCTGTGATGAATTGAACCTCTCCAGCAGCGGCGCGGGCCACGGCCATTGCGGTTGCGACCGAGCCGTCGATCTTGTTGCCAGACCGGCCCTTGTGGAAACTGCGGTTGCCCGCCTGGTCGATGTGCAACTGCACGTTCTCGAAGTTCCAGCGCAGGACCGGGTGCCCCCCATGCTTGAACTGGCCGCCAAGGATCGCGCGCTCCAGCTCCTTGACCGCCGGCGCCATTGAAACCCATCCCTGCCGGAACTCCACGACGGGGATGCCATCCTGATCGAGGTCTGCCATCATCGAGCGGCCATAGGTCGGATCGAACGCGACCTCGCGGACATTGTACGTTGCGCACAGTTCCCGGATATGCGCCTCGACGGCCCTCAGATCGACCGTGTTGCCGGGCGTCGGGATGATGAAACCCTGCTCTGCCCATTCGACATAGTTGACGCCATGCCGATCCCCGCGGTCGCGCAGATTGTCCTCGGGACAGAAAAACCACGGGTGCACCTGATACCCGTCGTCGCCATCGCGCCACGCCGCGACCACGACGGTCAGATCCTCGTTCTTCGACAGGTCCACGCCCAGCCATGCGGGCGCCTGCACCATGTCCAGTTCCTCCAGATCGACCGGGTGATCGCCTTGGTCATAAACGTGCATCTCGACAAAGGGCGAGCTTGACTGGTCCAGCCAGCGATTGAGGTTGAACTGGAGAAACGAGTCGCGCTCGAAGGGGCTGTGCTGCGCCTTGCGGGCCTTGTCGCGGAAGCCTGCAATATCGGGATAGCCATATTGCAAGCCGGGGTTCGTGGCGAACCACACGGCCTCGTCGTGCCAGTCGTCTTCGGGCTCGGCCATGAATATGACCGGCAGGGTCGCGGGGTCGTCGATCTCGCCTTTCTGCACCTTCACGGCGTAATCCACGGTCTGCCAGGCAAGGTTTTCCTGCCCCCGGCCTGCCGTGCTGGCGACGATCATCATCGTGCCGGGCACCTTCACCAGGGCGCTATCGAGGGCCTCCCATTGACGTTGACCAGCGGCGCCGTGCCACGCGTGCAGCTCGTCCGCGATGACAACATTGGGTGTCTTGCCGTGCTGCACTTTTCCATCCGAGGCGACAGCAAGATACCGGCTGCGATCGGCAGGAAAGCGGATCGTCGAAATGTACTCTCGCACATTGAGGTGCTTCATCAGGCGCTTGTCGTTCTCGATGATCAGCGCGGATTCGTTGAAAAGCTCCATAGCCTGTTCGCGTGCGGCCGCCGCCGACACGATCAGGTTTCCGGGCTGACGCTCGGGGCCGATCAGGTGCAGAAGGTTGATCGCGGCGGCGAGGCTGGTCTTGCGATTTCCCCGGGGCAACAGCAGCGTGACACGCCGCACCATGCGGCTGCCGTCCTCATGGCGCGGCCCGTAAATGCGGCGGATGATTTGCTCTTGCCAGGGGTCGAGCTGAAAGGGGTGCCCGGGCGCCGGGTTCTTTGGGTGCTTCAAGCGGCGCAACCATTGAACGGCCCGCTCGCCTCTTTCCAGCGGGTCGTCGATCTCCTCGGGTTTGTCTATCCAGTTTGGCCTCAGGACCATGACGATCACCCCACCAAGTCGTCATCGGCGTCCGCATCGTCACGGATACTCGGGCGCGACCGGCTGACCGGCGTCAGGCCAAGTTCGGCGGCAAGCTGCCGTGCGGTCTGCATGGCGTCCTTCAGAACCAGTGACGCGGGGTTGCGGCGCAGGTTCCCATGGTCGTCCTCGTAGACGTGCCCCCGCTCTTGCAGCACGCGCTCGGCCTCGCGACCGGTGCTGATCGCGGTGCAATAGTTCTCGACGCTGCCCATGTCCGCGTCAGTCAGGATGCGGCGCTCCACCAGCAGGGGCATGATCCGCCGCCATTCCGACTTCGCGTGCTGTGCCATCCACGCGGGGGCGCGGGGCACGTGTGCGACGGCCTTCTGATCTTCTGCCGGCCCCCTCTTGGGCTTGCGGCCCTTCATGCTTCTGCCCTCACTGTGTTGGTTCGGATCTCCATGTGCCGCCGCATTGGGTCCGGCACAATTTCCTTGATGTTGTGCGCTGTTTCCTCGAACAGGATTCGATCTGCGTTGCTGATGCTGTCGAGGTAGCGGGTCCGAAACACGACAATCTGCTCATCGCTTGCGCCCTGGTTCCGCAAGAATTCCTCGGTTGACCGCTGCACCACCTCGGCCCGTACAGTGGCAAAGGTCTGCCATGTGTTTTGCGGCGTTCCGAAGGCGTCCACTGTCGTCGTCGCCTTCTGAACCTCGACCTGATAGCGTAGCGTGCCGGATCTCATGATGCCTCCTCGACGATCAGGGCCTCGAGCGTCACAACGCCATGGCTGGTCTCGCCGTCCGGGTCGCGCATGGCGCGGCTATCCGCAATGTAGAGATCGGCCACGTGGTGTCCTGCATCGAGGGACAGGCGGTCGCGCAGGGCCTCGCGGATCGTCGCATTGATCGCGGTCACGCCTGCAAGGGAAGCCTCCAGTTTCCAGACATGGATCGTGTGAAAGACGCGGCTGCGCTTGCGGGCGATGTCGCCCTCGTCGAGAACCTGCGCCTCGCCAAGGATGATAGACGGGCTCGGGGCGGGGCGCTGATTGCGATCGAGGATCGCGGATGCGGGCACCAGATCGGTAACGGCCGATGTTGCCACCAGCCGCGCCCGGATCGCTTTCTGAAGGGTCAACGCCGCGCTCACTTGTTGAACTCCTCTTTCACGGCCTTGGACAAGGCGCGCTTGATGCGCGTCTCGGCGCGCTTCCTTTGAGACCGGAACGCGGGCCAGAAGAATGGCTGCGCCGGGGCCTTCGTGGTGCCGAACTCGACCAGATGCGCATAGCGCACATCAGAATTGCCGGCCGTGACCGCCGCCGCGCCCTCGGGCACCATTTAAATCGCGTAAGTTATTGTATTATATAGATAAAGACGACATTAGGTGTTGAAGTATCCCCCTAATTATACACCCTTTGCCTTGCGCTTACGGCCTCTTTTATAGTCGGGAAAAATAAATTGCACCTGATACGCCAGCCGATGCCCGAGCCGTGAAGGCGTCCGCAGTTTCGCCCGGCTCGCGTGCAAGCCCGCCGCCACCCATCAGCAGCGCCGCGCCCGGTTCGCCCGTTGTGGCGTCGCAAATATAAATCACGGTAGGGCCAG